TGATGGCCATTTCGTTAACCGTCTTCGCCAGTATGTTTGTGAAGATGCTCACGCAGTGCGCTTTGAAATGAATGTTTCTATTGTCTTCGTCTTTTACCGACAGGCTTGACACGTAAGCAGAATTTAGAGCAGAAAATGTAGAGACATTTACTTGTTTGAACCGCTCAATTTGTGCGTTTAGATGGGCAATGGCGTCAGAAGCATCAAGTGATTTTTCTGAAACTTCAAAACCGTCATTAATAATTGTTGAGAGAACAGGGCGAATGTCTTCCTCCATCTGTTTGTCCCAGATGTCCGTGTTGAAAACCGATTCAACTGAAAAATTTCCATTTGCTATTGCTTTTTTCGACCTAATCCCATTAATTTTTTCAATTGTTACGCGCTGTTGGCGCTCAATAACTCGCTCAAATGCTCTACTGAGAATTGAGGACCACCTCTGCAGGGAAATATTGTCCTCTTTGACCTCAATGGTGTCAATTGATTCTGCAGATGCCTGCTGTGCTGGCTGTAGTGCGGAATTTTGCATTTCTTGTGGTGGGGGTGGCATATCGGGCAATTGGCCCCCTGGCGCAACGCCCTGGGCGGCAAGAGAGCCAGCCATGGTGTTGGGGTCGAGTGGGCTTGGGATGTTGCCCTGCGCATCTGGCGCTCCAGGCATTGCGGGTTGCTCCCCTGGTGCTCCGGGCGGCATTCCGGGCGCTCCCGGCATTCCAGGCATCCCCGGCATCCCCGGCATTCCGGCTTGAGGCTGTTGTTCCATTTTCTTTTCGGTATTGGCAATTGGTGTCAGGTTGGGGTTCATCAAAAGCGAGTCAGCAAGGTCGCTTTCAACCTTTTTGCGGCTGGTTAGTTCTCTGTACTCATTTGTGCTTATCAATCCCATTTGAACTTCGTCCATGAAGTATCTGGACCGCTCCTGTTTGTACAAAATCAAAACAGGAACGTTTGAAATATCAAAATCAACGTAGTTAACATCGTCTAGTTCGTCAAAACCTCTAGCCAATAGGTCGAGGTGCGGAAGCATTGTTTCATTCCAGAACACTCGATGCTCTTCTGCGGCATTTGCAAACGTTCTTCCAGAAGCATTTCCAATAACTGATTCAGGAACGCCGAACGCAGCAAGAATTTCTTCTTTTTGAATTTGGCGCATTTGAACGTATGCGGCATCTCGTGGATTTGCCGAAGTATCGACGTAATCAACACCCTCATCGGAGGAAATGACCGTAGTGTTTCCTGCTCGACCAATATTTCCCCTGAACCTATTTCTGAGTTCATCCTTGTCGTCGTCGTCAATTTCTCCCTTGACGACAAGAATTCCGCCAGGTCGGCCATCATTGATTAAGTAATTCCTGTTATAAACTTTTGCCAAGTTTTCTATTTCTATCGCAATTCCAGCAGATTCCATTGGCGTTAGAGATAGATATGGGTCAAGCGGATGGGGTCTCCTAATCCAAAGAACATCTTCTTTCTTCATGATTACTTTGTCTCCATTTGGCATGGAAACTTCGTATCCAGAAACAAAAGTTTTTGCATGTGGTATTGGCGCCGTAAACTGTGGCGGAAGAAGACTCAAACCGATTAAACGACCATCCTTCCCCTTTACTTTTTCAATAAATGCCCCACGAGAACTCATCAACAACTGCGATGAGAGTCTGTATCTAAAAATAAAAGCATTTTCCGCGTCATTTGATTTTGTGTTGAATATGTCTATTAGCGGAGAGCGCAACGCTCTTCTTCCCGTAAGTACCTGACCATCTCTGGAATTATCTTTTCTCAAAATGATTGAGAGTCTGGCCTGATTGCCAGCAATTGCATCGATGCAGCGTTGCACCCACGTTATTTTTTGGAATCCCTCCCTATATGCCCGCTCTATGTCCCAAAGGTCGTGGTATGGCCTGCCAACTCTGCCCGGGTCCAGGTTTACGGGCGCGCCAGGGCCAAGCGCCTTAATCGCGCCATTTCCAAGAGATTTGTTTTTAAAAGAGTTCCAAGCCATTTTTTAGTTACTCAGCGCCCAATAGATAACCAAAGATTCCACAGGTAACTCCCGCAACGATAAATCCGACAGGCGGCGCTATTAAAAAGCCTCCTACTGCAGTAAACAGTATAAATGAAGACATCAAGATATTTGCGAAGGTAGGCCTTTTTGCAGACTTCTTTATAATTTCAACAAGTTTCTTCATGCTGTTATAAACTAGCGTACTTATTGGTCTACGATTGAATATGGCGGTTATCGGTGAGTGACTGGAACAAAATCCTTGAATACCTAGAACCCAAGGCGACCCTGTATTGCCCTGAGAAGCCGTCAATAAATCAAAAAGTTTTTCTAAGAACCTATTCGATTGAGGCTCTTTTTGGAGGGGCGGCAGGTGGTGGAAAAAGTTCCGCCCTGCTGATGGCGGCACTCCAATATGTTGATGTGCCAAATTATTCTGCAATTTTATTCAGAAGAACTTTTGCTGACTTATCGCTTCCCGGCGCATTGATGGACAGATTCAGAACATGGGTTAGCCAGTACGAAGATGTTCATTGGAACAACAATAGTTTTGTTGCAACATTTCCATCTGGTGCAAGAATTTCTTTTGGTTACCTCAACAATACTGGTGATTATTTGCGATATAAGGGTTCAGAATTCCAGTTCATTGGCATGGACGAGGTGACCGAAATTAGGGAAAGTGACTATCGATATCTCTTTTCTCGTCTTCGCCGACCTGCAAATGGACCGCTTTCAAAGGTCCCCCTACGAATGCGCTGCGCATCAAACCCTGCCCCAAACTGGGTTAGGCAAAGATTCATTGTTGAGGGCAAGGAAAAGGGAAGAATTTTTGTTCCCTCCAAATTGACTGATAACCCAGGTATTGATGCGATTTCATACCGCCAAGCCCTTTCGGCTCTTGACCCAGTCGAAAGAAGGAGACTGGAAGAGGGAGACTGGTGGTCCACGACCCTTGGAACCATGTTTGATAGAACATCAGTTATTATAATAGATAATGACGAAATACCCGTAACCACGTCGTCTGCAAGGGTCGTTCGTTTTTGGGACTTGGCAGCCACAGAGCCAAATCAGGCGACCCCAGACCCCGACTGGACGGTCGGAACACTAATGATGTTTGACCAAGGCGTTGCCTATGTCTTGGATGTTAGGAAAAAACGTATTAAAGCCGACAAAGTTGAGCAATTTATAGCGCAAACAGCATACGAAGATGGGGTTACCGTGCCCATACGAATGGAGCAGGAGCCCGGCTCATCGGGCAAGGCAGTTATTGACCAGTTCGCCAGATATGTGCTTCCTGGTTTTGATTTTGGGGCAAATCGGTCTACTGGGGACAAAATAACCAGAGCAAGACCATTTTCCGCAGCAATGGCCAATGGCAACGTAAAGGTCGTGCGTGGTGCGTGGTTGAGCGATTGGCTTGATGAACTGTCATCTTTTCCGGAGGCGGCACCACACGATGACCAGGTTGACTCGGCCACTGGCGCTTTCAATTATTTAACTGGCTTGGGGTTGCCACAAAGAAGGAAAGTCAGTATTGTGGTGTAAGTTAAAAACTCACTACTACTGGAGAAAATGATGCTACTTGATGTGTCCGTATTTGAAAAATGGCGCAGTGACCTAATGGAAATTGATTTGCTTCTTGATGAATACATCAAAACGACACCAGATGTTGCTGAAGCAGCAGAAATGCTTACTCAACTAAACATGGTAAAACGCGACTTGGGGGTCATCTACGACTCTTTTGCTGGCAAGGTTGGCTCAATCATGGGCAATCGCGGAATGGTCGAAACTCAATCGGGTGCAACCGTTGAAAAGAAGGGCGCAACCGAGCGAAAGAAGTGGGACCACCCCAAACTTGCAAATCGCGTTGCCGAACGACTCAACGAAATGTCAGTTGATATTGATACTGGCGAACGCATGATGACGGCAACTCAAATGGTTGAAAAATTACTTGACTACGCCGCCGTTTCGTATTGGCGAGTCGGCAAGTTGGGTGAACTTGGAATCAATCCAGACCTGTATTGTGAACAGGGAGAACACAAAACCAGCATCATTGTTCGATTGGGGGACAAAAACAAATGAGCGACATGTACAACAGATTGTCCGAGCCATTTCCGCAAGAAATGGAAAAGATGATTAACAAGGGTGGGGTTAACCTCACGTACATTCCAGTCAGCGAAGTCATTACACGCTTAAACAAAGTGTTCGGTGTTGACAAGTGGTCATATACGGTTCAAAAATGTGAGCGTGATGCAATTGACCCAGATTTTGTAATTGCGCACGTTCGGATTGAATACTTTGTTAGCGAATTTTCAACCATCGTCCGCGATGGAATCGGTGGGCAGAAAATTAAGCGCACAAAGGCTGGCCAAATTCTTGACCTTGGTGACGAGTTCAAGGGCGCCATTTCTGATGCCCTGAAAAAGGCTGCGCAGGCATTTGGTGTCGGTCTATACCTTGCCCGTAGCGAAGATGCGATTGAAATTGAGCAAGCGATTGATGCTGCAAATGTTCCGCTTTCAGAACACGAACAAAAGTGGGAAAACTTTAAAGAAGTATCCAAAACCTTAGACAAAGATGGTCGCGAACAACTTGGTGTTTTTTGGAAGCAAAACCACGGCGATAAACCAAAGCCGACATCACACAGTCAGGTGACCACCGAAGAATTGGATGCGCTATTGGCAGAAACAGTTCGCATTCAGTTCGGTGGAACACATGTCGCCCAGTGAAAATGAATTAAAGCCACCACCACATCTATCGCCGTCATCGCTATCGACATTTGAGCAATGTCCTCTTAAATTTAAATTCAACAAAATAGACCTAATTCCAGATAGGCCAGGCAAAGAAGCCCTTATGGGCAACTTTGTCCATGACGTGCTTGAAAATTTATACAAGTTGCCATGGATGGAACGCACTCTTGATGCGGCCAGGGGCATAGCCAGAGAGTATTGGCATTCAACGTGGTCTGAACCCGTATCTTCGCTTTTGCGTAGAGATGAGGAAATACGACAATTCCGTTGGCAGGCATGGTTCTGTATAGAGAATTTGTGGCAGGTTGAAGACCCACAATCAGTTCACCCTGTTGGTCTAGAAAGCGAACTAAATCATTCTCTTGGCGGTGTGGTTCTTAAGGGCTACATAGACCGTTACACAAAGGCAGATGGCGGTGATGGCGGTTTGGTTATTTCTGATTACAAAACTGGCAAAACTCCGAAAAAAGAATGGCTGTCTGACAAATTTGAGCAATTGCGCATATACGCGGCGATTATGCAGGAAGTTCAGATTTTTCCCGTGTCGCACCTTGAACTTATTTATCTAAAAGACGGCGTAAAATTCACGGAAGCCGTAACCGCTGAGTCTCTGGAATCAACTGTCAGCAGAATCCACAACATTAAACAAATGGTTGATGAGCGTTGCGAAACTGGAATATTTGAACCTGTAAAATCTAGACTGTGTGATTGGTGTTCGTATAAGAATATTTGTCCAGCATGGGGTAACTAATTATGTATATTTCCGATGACGAATTTGCTCGCCTTGTATCAGAAGATGTAAAAAATAAAGTTTCATCCAGACAGCGCCAGGTGTTGCTAGACCCACAAAATTGGAATCGCTGGAAACGAGCACTTGTAATGTTGGTTGAAAATCTTGATGAGCAAATTGAAAACATCGATGATGACCAGCGTGCTGATGCAGAGCGTTTTGGCTCAATGGGTCGGGATGGGGAAGTTTTATTGCAAGAGTCAAATTTTGCCTACAGGACTCGCAAAACAAAAATAGAACGGTTCAGGTTTCATGTAAACAGGAGACTTGATGATGTTATGAAGGTAATCGAAACCGGAGTATCAGAACATGTAAACAAAGATGTTCTCACGGTTAGCAGCGACGCAAATTTTTACAGAAAAGCAATTGCGAAGCATCGCGCGTTGCTGGAGGAATATGACCTGGAAGCAACAGAGATAGACAGGGCTCTATGGCGAACCTTAGACAATGAATGGGCTTTTGAAGAAATTACCGGAAATAATATTTAATGCGTTATCGCAGCAAGAAAAAAGAAGAGGAATACAAACTTCGACGGCCACTTGTTGTCAAGATGCTTGAAAAGTATCCATATTGTCAAGCGTGCGGTGTTTTTGCAAAGCACGACGGAAAAGTCACATATCAACAAAATCCCTCTCAGGACATACATGAATTGGTTAGGCGCTCTCAGGGTGGCTCAATACTTGACGAGTCAAACCTCTTGGCGGTTTGCAGGAGTTGCCACAACAGAATTGGCAGATACCCGCAGTTGGCTTTTGATTTGGGACTATCCAGGCATCACTGGGAGGAACGATTGCCAGACTAATCTTTTGCCATGGTTAGCACGGCAGAAATTGAACACCCAAAATTCATGGGCCTTGATTTATCACTAACTTCGACTGGCGTAAGTGTTAATGGGGAGACTTTTTCCATTAGGCCCAAAACACGCGGTGTAGAGCGCCTAATTGAAATATCAGACAAAATTGTAACTTTGGCCATAAATGTTCAGCCAGTGGCGGCAATTATTGAGGGATATTCGTTTGGGTCAAAATTTTCACGGGCTCACTCTTTGGGGGAGTTGGGTGGCGTTGTTAAGTCAGACCTTCATAGGGCTGGTTTTATTGCCATAGAGGTCCCCCCAAAATGCAGGGCAAAATTTGCCACTGGTAATGGAAACGCAAATAAGGCAGGCGTTCTCGCCTCCCTAAAGCATCAATTTCCAACACGATTTTACGATGTTCGTAGCGACGATGAGTGCGATGCTTGGGTGCTTGAGCAAATGGCATACGCAAAATTGAACGAATCCGAATATTCTTGGTCGGACAAGCAGTTGTCGGCTCTTGACAGGGTAGATTGGGAACCACTGTACGAAGAATTAAGGAGAAATTCGAGATGGTCAGAACTGCTCCAATAAGCCAAGTAGAGATTGAGCAGGAGTTGTTGCGAATGATGGACATGCTCGAAGAAGAAACAGAAGCATTTGAGAAACTTGCAGA